ATCAACAGAGTTTAAAGTTTTACCATAATCCAAGTTATTTAAAAGGAAAAAATTATTGACACGACGATTGACTTTTTCTAAAAACTCTTCTTCAAATTTTCTATAAAATTTATCCATAGTTATATCAATTGCAACATCAACCTCTATAATAGATCCGTCTTTAATACAAATAAGGTCTGTCATCATTTTTTTGTTATCTAAGGACTCTAACAATTCAACTTTTAAACCATTATCAGAAATTACAAGATTATCTTGATCTTGTCTTGCCAAAATATAAAGATCAATTACATTTGCGGCACATCCATAATTTCTCAAAACCGCCTTGGCTTTCCCAACTTGACCATTATAATCAGTGGAGAATTGATTTGCAAAAGCTTCAATGTCATCACCAGACACGACCCTATTCTGTGTTCTAAGCCAATGTGGTAGTTTTCTTTTTATATCATCAATTCCATCGCCAGCATAGCCAAATTCACCTTTTGTGTAGTTTCTAAAAGTTACAGGGACTCTAAAATCAAAGCCCGGAACAATATAATTTTTTTGAGTTTCAACTGATCCTGTGACTATATTTCCGACTACACCACCTCCCACTCGATATGAAACACGAATATCTGCGTTCAAAGAAGGTATTTGTCCAGCACGATTATTTCCAAAAATTATAAAAGCGTTATAAATTGTGTTATACTCAACTCTAAATTCTTTTTTCGGTTGAGATTCTGAAAAATACTCGACTTGAGTCCACTCATTGCCATCCACTGATACCTTTATAGAATTTGAAAGAACTGGGCCTTGTGGTAAACTAATAAATTGATTTGATTCACCGGTTCCTCTTGCATTTTGCTCAAAAGTTTGACCTTCAACGCCCACTATGGCTGTTGTCAAAAAAGAGCCTGCTTGAATATAAATGTTTTGACCAAAAATAGGTTGATTATTTTCATCTGCTGCAAAAAGTTCAATATATCTTTGTCCCTGCTCAGAGTTAAAAGGAATCTGCAAAGGGGTTGGGATATCTAGATCTGTTTCCAGAACATTGTTTATTGTTGCAGACCATAAGGATCTTGATCCTATCGGTGGTTGAGGTTTAAATCCCACCAACAAACTTAAACGAAAGGCGTTGTCAACCTCACTCACCGTATCTATAAATATTTCATTTGCTATTTGATCCATTTTAAAACTAAGCGTATCAGCAATAAAAGCCCAATTTTCAATGAGCATAATGGCCAAGTCTGACTCTACAAAGTCGTTGAAAGAATCAGCGAACTTTTCTTTTATAAAAGAAACGAGCCTAGATTTCATTGACCAAAAGTCTTGATTTGTATAATTCAAGTTCACAAGGTTAGGAACTTTAACCAAATTAGATTGATCATAAGGAGTTATATCAAAAGGACAATTTTCATAAGCCATAATTAAGCACCAACGGGCCTTTCTAACACTAATTCTTCAACGGATTGGATATTCTCTGGGTCTATAAATTTTATGCTTATATATAAGATAGCATCTTTTTCATCAAAAGAATCATATTGATTTAACGAAGATTTTGGAGCGTTTGAAGTAACCTGTATGTCCGAAACAACTATTCTAGGCTCCCAAGTGATAATAGATTCAGCTATTATTTGTCTTGCTTTTGATTCCAAAGTCTTATCGTTCGGCTCAAAAAACAATTCTCTTAAAGGAGTGCCATATGTCGGTAGCATAACTCTTTCTCCAGGATTTGTTAATAAAAGTTGCAATAAATCTGCTTTGATTTGATCGACACCAGTTTTTTGGGCCATTATGCCTCTTGGTGTTTTTACAAGTGGATATTGCAATCCTAAAAATTTACTACTATTTGTCATAATTTAGTCAACGTTATTATTTACTTCTATTATACCTATGCCTGTATCTATCTTCACATTTGGCGGTTCAGGCTCTGGATGTTCGCAACCCGGTATCCTACAAGGCAAACAAGCAGGACATGGGTGCCAACCAGAGGCAAAAACTCTTTCACTCATTGATTTTTGAGTCCAATGAAGAATACCAGTTAACGGACATATAACTGGGCATCGAGCTATTATAACACTATAAACACATGGACCTTTGCATTTTTTAGGAGGCTTGGGCGGGCAATCCCGCCCAGCAAGTAACAAAATTCTTTTCTCCGCAAAAAAAACGTGTCTTTTTCCGGAATATCTAAAGTCCACATCTTCACAACCCCTGATATGTTTTCTTGAAACATAAGTAATTTTATCGGAGGGGTTACATTCTTTGTCACCAACTAAAACAACGTCAAAATCATAAGTTTGACGAACGGAGTGACCTCCAGCCCGAAGATAGATACAACCAGCTTGGCCCTTGGGGCGACCTTGAAATCTTAAGATATGCGGTCCTCTATATCCGCAACTTGGCAGAGAATTGCAAGCCTTGTCAGACTGAGGGCTAACGCATTGTGGATGTAAAATTTGTATCCATTGTTTTTGTGTTGTTTGTTGGCTGAAGTCATCATTGTACCTCATCTCCAACCCATACCCTGATCTAATTTGAATATATGCTCTTGTTGCATTCGGAATTGGCTTTCCGCCTTCACGCCTACAAGGAGAACATTGGCTAACTAAATGATCGATCATTTTAATCACATGGTTTGATGTGCTTTGCATGTGAATTCCACGATCTTCTCCACCCCTGCATACCGGAATTGTGTGATCATTTAACTCTATTCTATTCCCTGAAGCAGAGAGAAGTTTAATATAATTAATATTAGGTCTTCCGGGTTTTCCTCCTGTGCATAAGCCTTTCTTCTCAACATCGCTCATCATTATCGAGTGTCCAGTTGCGCTTTTCCAATATGTTCTTCCTTGAAACAAATCACTACAACCAAAATCAAAAGGTTGCATACTTCGCTCCCACTCGGGCTTACCTTTGGGCTCCTCTACAGAGTCGTCCATCACCCAAGTGTGTCCAGATATGGATAAGAATTGAATACCCGACTGCGGCAGATCACACTTGTTGTTTTGTGGAGTTTGTGGCCCCTTGTATGGGCGACATTCATTCTTGTGTTTGAAAAAAGGATTTGCTCCGCCTTGAGATTTGCAATATTTAGTCTCTGGGTCGCATGGGGTGGGAGTGTGTCCTCCCAAAATTCTAGAACATTGAGTTTTGCTTTTTCCTTCGCAATTTGGTTCGCAACCAGCGCCTTTCTCTATAGGTTCACCGTGGAAATTACTAAAATAAGGAAGTCTATCTTGGTGTATAGAACAAACATCAACATTGCCTCCGCCGGGATCAGGGGGACAACTTGGATGTGCCCATTGACCGCCATAATGAAGGTGATCATCCTTGAAAATCATCCAATTTCCACAACCAGACATTATTTCTAATCTTTTCCATCTCCTGTTGCATTTTGCATTTCCATCGACCATCTTCAGCATGTGTTTCTCAGGAGTTTTAAAACCATAAATGTTTGGATATGTTGTTCTTTTTTGTTCGTTAGGATCAAAGACAAATTTTTTAATATCGTAAATATCGCTACCATTATAAGATTCTGTGTTCCAAGGGGGATAAACCTGAGACTCGTCATCTGGTCCAACTAGATATCCTTTTCTGTGTCCTTGATAAACACGCTGCCATTCACGAGAAGGAAAGATGTCCATTATATCTTGTCCACCGGGTCTTCGATCTTTACTCCAAGTGGTTCCCAAGTAAAAAGCGGCATCAACATTTCCAGCTTCAAATAGTATCATTATTGTGCTACCAGCGGGAGGAACCCAATTTAAACCACAATCGTCGAAACCCCCCATTGAAGACACAGGTTTTGCAAAAGGTAAAGAAAAAAGACTCGATTTGGGATCATGTAACTTAGGGTGAAAATATCGCACACGATTCATCTTCCAGGGATCCACGGTTTCAACACAAAGGGCTCTGGTCAAATTTTGTACAATATTTGCTTGTCTTCTTTGAGGAAATCTTCTTTTTTTTGATGCTTTTCCGCTATAACCAATTGCGTTTACTGCCTGCTCTAAAGAAAACAATCTATTGAAAACACTATCCATCAATTTGGAAAAATCAGTCGAGTCCGACTGCGATGGAGTGAACGGGCTATTCTGATTCAGAGACATAGAAATCTTTCTTTTTTTATTATATGAAAATTAGCAAGTCGGTGGTCTCCAGCCACCGGTCCAAGCCCCCAAATTGCCGCCATCAGCAGGTCTTTTGTGGTCGATCCCCGGAACAGCTAACTCCACGCTTATTCTAGTAGAGTATTTTCCAGCTTCAATTGTGTGACCCATAGAAGTT